GACGGCTGGTGGTGGGCGCCTGATCTGGACGCCGCTATTCCGCTGCTGCAAACATCCGTCGATGTCGTGCCGTTCCGGTTCGGGGCGGCTGCGATCTTGGCAAGCGGGATGCTCGGCCCCGACGTCAAAACGCCGTCGCAGATGGACGCCGCTATCGAGGCCATCATCCAGGCCCTGCCGCCAGAGGTGATGCCCGACGCGCATAAGCCTGTGGCGATCCTGTCGTGGCACCGTGCGCCGGAGATCCACCGAAACAATCCGCTAGTGGCCATCATTGCAGCGGTCAAGGGGCTAGACGAGAAGTCCGTGGATGCGCTGTTTGCAACTGCGCGAGCGATGCAGGCGGCTGAACTCGCACGGTAATCCCCCGTGACCTACGGCATTCACCCGCTTGGCACGGCGCCGGCCAGCACCGAGCTGGTGTGGTCGCGCGATCCAGTCATAGCGGACCTATCATGTAGCTACACAATCAGGGAGTCGGTCACTTCCGACCTTGCATGTAGCTACACAATCCGCAGTTCAGTATCAGCGGATCTCGCGTGCAGCTACGCCATTCGCGAATGGGTCACGGCCGACCTCGAATGCAGCTACGGCATCGGCCAGGCTGCCGAGGTGTGGGCATACACCCTGCCCAACGGCGTGCGCGCTGGGGATGCGCTCGCGGCGGTCTATGACATCCTGACAGACGCATCCGGCGCCCCCACGCTTGAGGGCACGCTCACTGTTGGCCATATCCTACGCATCCTCCTAGCCCACGCCGCCGGCAGTGCAACCGGGCTTGACGGCAGCGCAGTATTCAAGAGTCAGGACGGCGCCACCAATCGTATCGTGGGCACGATCAGCGGCGGCACGCGCACGATCACCACAGTTGACGGGAGCTAGCCGTGTCGTTCCAGGGCGGGTGGCTGGCGCGATGGGCTGGGGGGTGGTTTGGGCCGATTGAGCAGGCCGCTAGGCCGGTTGACGCCAGCAGCGCAAACCGTACAAGGGACAGGCGCAGGAAGAAGCGCGAAGAGCGAATCGCGCGTGAATTGCTCGCGCGTCAGCAACACATCGAAGCGTCTGCAATCGCGCGTGCGGTTGGCGACAGCGGGCTTGTTGCGCAACATCAAGATCGGCAGTTGTTGCAGATTGAGCGACAACTGGCGCAAATAGAGCAACAACTAGCGCAAGAGGCGCAAGCAATAGCGCAAGAAGCGATCGACAGGGCCAATCTAGCAGCGCGCGACAGGGATTTGCGCCTTCGGTTGTTGGCATGCGCGGCGCTTGTAATGACGAACTAGAGCCTACAAAACATGGCATTTCTGCCCGTTTCGGCGGGCGTTTGTATTTCTGGAGACACCTCGATGGAAAACTACTTCGTCCCGATGGAATTGAAGTTCGCCGGTGACAAGGGAGCCGACATCGGCACCTTCAGCGGATATGGCAGCGTATACAGCGTCATTGATGACGGCGGAGACCTCATCGCCCCGGGCGCATTCGCTGATTCACTGGCCCGGCTGAAGGCTCAAGGGCGGGGTGTGCCAATGTATATGCAGCACGGCGCAGCCCTCGGGGCAGATCCACGCCCCGTTGGTGTGTGGACAAAAGTTGAGGAAGACGCCAGCGGCCTACGGGTCGAGGGGAAGTTGGTCGGCCTTGATACCGAAACCGGCCGTTACAACTACGCTTTGGTGAAAGAAGGCGCCATGTCCGGGCTGTCGATCGGCTACAGCGGCGTGAAGGCCGACTATGGGAAGAAGCCCGGCGACCCGCGGCGCACCATCAAATCGGCCATCCTGCGCGAAATCTCCATCGTCGATCAACCCATGAACGCCCACGCGAGGCTGTCAGGGCTGAAATCAATCGAAGACCTCCTGAGCATGGCCGAAGCCGAGGATTACCTGAAGTCTATCGGCATGTCAGGCCGGCAAGCTACGGCGTTCGTTTCTCGCATCAAGCGCATCGGGTCGGGAGATCCGACAGATACGCTCCACCAGCCTGGGCCGAGTGATTCGGATGAGGCCATCCAGCAGCTAATTCAAGCGCTGCACAAGCGTGGGAGGGCGTTCTCCTCCTAATCCCGCGCGAACCACTCCCCCCAACGCCGCCGATTGGCGGCTTTTTCATTTCCGAAAGGTGAATCATGGAAATCAACGAAATCAAGAAAGTCCTGGACGCTCAAGGTGAAGCGTTCGAGGAATTCAAGCGAGCCAATGACGCGCTCATCAAGGCCAAGGCCGAGGGCAAAGCCGTCGGCGACCTCGAAGCGAAGGTTGCGCAACTCGATACGGCCATGTCAGACATGACCGAACTCAAGACGCAATTCGACGCGCTCCAGGCGAAGATGTCCCGCCCGGCCGTTGGTGCCGCCGCCAATGGCGCCGACGAACTGAAGTCGTTCAACCAGATGCGCCGCGCTGCCGCCGTGCAAGGCTCCGACAAGTCAGACGCTTCGGCCGAAGACTATGAGGCCTACAAGGGCGCCTATTGGGCGTACCAGCGGCGCGGCAACATCGACTGGCTCGCTCCCGAGGAGCGCAAGGCGATGAGCGTTGGCACTGACGCTGATGGCGGCTATCTGGTGCCGGCCCCAACGGTCGGCCGCGTGGTCGAAAAGGTGTACGAACTGAGCCCGATCCGCCAGATCGCAAGCGTCATGTTCATTTCAGGTGATGCCCTCGAAGGCGTCAACGATCTGGACGAGGCCGCTTACGGTTGGGTGGGCGAGACCGCTTCGCGCTCCGACACGAACACGCCGACGGTCGGGAAGTACCGCATCGAAGCCCATGAGATGTACGCAATCCCGAAGGCCACACAGAAACTGCTCGACGACGCGGCTGTGGACATCGAAGCATGGTTGCAGGCAAAGGTTGCCGACAAGTTCGCGCGTGCTGAAGGCGCCGCGTTCATCTCCGGCAACGGCGTTTCGCAGCCGCGCGGCTTCGCTGCATACACCACGGCCGCGACTGCGGATTCGTCGCGCGCATGGGGGCAGCTCGAGCACGTCAAGACGGGCGTCAACGGTGATTTCGCGGCGTCAACGCCGGCTGATCACCTGTTCGACCTGATCGGCGCGTTCAAGACGGCCTATCTCCAGAATGCGCGCTGGGTGACCCGCCGCGAGGTGATCACCAAGATCCGCAAGTTCAAGGAGTCGACAACGAACGGCTATATCTGGCAACCCGGCCTGCAAGCCGGGCAACCCGATCGGCTGTTGGGCTACCCGGTGACGATGGCGCAGGACATGCCTACGCTGGCGACGGATTCCCTGTCGCTCGCGTTCGGCGATTTCCGCGAGGGGTACCAGATTGTCGACCGTATCGGAATGCGCACCCTGCGCGATCCGTACACCGACAAGCCCTATGTGAAGTTCTACACCACTCGTCGGGTTGGCGGTGGCGTGGTGAACTTCGAGGCCATCAAGTTCATCAAGTTCAGCGCCTGAACCTGATACGCGCCCGCTTCGGCGGGCGCTTCACCACAATTCCACTGAAAGGAATCAATCATGCGTGACCTCATGAACAACGTCAACATCAAGCGGGTTTTGTCGCCCGTTTCCGTTGCTGACACCACGGCACAGGTGGGCCAGATCATCGACCGCCAGGGCTATGACAGCCTGACCTACGTGATCGCCACCGGTTCGATCGCCGATGCTGACGCCACCTTCACGGTGTTGCTGGAAGAGGGCGACGTGTCGAATCTGTCCGACGCTGCCGCCGTGGCAGATGCCGATTTGATCGGCACCGAAGTCCTGGCCGCGTTCCAGTTCGATGACGACAACGAGTGCCGCAAACTCGGGTACAAGGGTGCCAAGCGCTACACGCGCCTGACCATCACCCCGGTTGCGAACGCAAGCGCTGCTTTGCTGGCTGCTGTTGCCGTGTTGGGCCACCCGGCCCAGGCTGCGACCGCAAACCCGCCGGCCTAATAGGCTGAAGGCGCGGGCGGCTCCGGTCGCCCGCGCGACGAACAACCTGAGGCGCGCAACATGGCTGGTCTAACGCTCATCACGGCCCCCGCGGCTGAACCTATCAGCGTGGCGGAACTGAAGACGCACGCGCGCATCACTCACAGCGCCGAAGACGCCGCACTGGCGATATTCATCGCTGCCGCTCGCCAGATGTGCGAGGGCAAAATGAAGCGGGCCATCATCAACCAAACATGGGCGCAGACGCTGGACGAATTTCCTAGCGGTGGGGCGCCCGTGAAACTGCTGATGTATCGCCCAGCAAGCATCACCAGCGTCGGCTACACGGACGCCGCTGGAGATTCGCAAACTCTCGCCGGCAGCGATTACACGTTGGTCGCTGACTCGATGCCTGCACTGCTGCACCCAACGGCAGACTACTGGCCAGACACCGAAGATTCACCGAACGCCGCAACCATCACATACGTTGTCGGGTTTGGCGCGTCGTCCGCATCCGTGCCAGACGATATCCGGGCTTGGTGCCTGTTGACTGCGGCATTCATGTACGCGAATCGTGAATCGCAAACGGCTGCAAGGCTCACAGAGATCCCGAATCGTTTCCACGATTCGTTACTCGATAAGTGGGCCGTCTACGGGATTTGACCATGCAGAATTCGGGTCGATTCAACCGGTACGTGCAGATCCAACAACGGGCCAGCACTGAGGATTCGTTCGGCGAGGTTGTCGGAACGTGGTCGGCACTGAGCACGGATTGGGCATGGATCAAGTCTCCGACTGGTGCCGCCGCTAGCGAGGAAATCGCCGCTGGCGGTGCGGTTTCGTCAGCAACGATCAGTGTCAGATTGAACCGGTTCCGTGAGGACATAACGGCCGGAATGCGTGTGGTTGACGGATCTGTCATCTATGACATACGGGCAGTGTTGCCGGACTACGCAACCTCTGAATACACCGACTTGGTGTGTGAGCGCGGCGCTAATCAGGGGTAGCAATGGGCATCGACAACGCGCGAAAGGGTGGCCGCAGATCCCATTCACTGCTGTTGTTCAAGGCCGACAGCCTGCAATCTTCACCAGTTCCCGGGACGATGGGCGAACTGCTATCCGAGTTCACGAACAGCCTGCGTGAGAAAGCACTCCGATCCGCAGCGTATGCCGGCGCCAAAGTGTTCTACGAGGAAATGCAACGCAGGGCCGAAGGGGCTGAACAACAGTCGCCAAACGTCAAGAGCGGCACCCTGCGGGGCGCGATCTACCACTGGCACGATGAACAGGAATCGCGGGCCGGAACACGACAGGTCTATGCCGTTGGCCCCAACAAGGCGAAGGCACCCCACTGGTTCAACGTCGAATACGGGCATTTCAGATACAACCACTTGATCCCGATCGATGATGGGCGCGTTGTCAAGAACGGCACAAAGGTTGTCGTTGGGCATGACGGGCAACGCTACATCGCAACTCGTGCCAGGTTGTCGAAGCCCGAGCAAGTGCCAGCGTACCCGTACATCCGTCCCACGTTCGACGCGATGGCAAAGGTCGCGGTTGATCGCATGCGCGAACGGCTGGGCGAGCGTATCAAAGAACTGCAAAGTGGTGCCGAATGACAATCGAATCGGATCTTGTCAC